TTCATGGCGACCAATACCCAACCGATCGCGGTCATCGCCCGGCTCCTGGACCTGACCGAAAGGCGGGTCCAGCAGCTGGCGCGCGACGGGATCATCCCGGCGTCAGCTCGCACCGGCCCCGAACGCGGGCGCTACGATCTCGTCGGCACGGTGCGCGGCTATGTGCGCTACCTGCGCGAACTGGCGACGCGGTCGCAGACGGGCGCCGCCGATTTCGGTGTCGAGCGCGCCCGGCTGATCAAGGCCAAGGCCGATCTCGCCGAAATGGACGCAGCTGTCCGGCGCGGCGACCTCTTGCCGGCCGCTCAGGTCGAGGGGGCTTGGATCGCCGTGCTGGCCCGCCTGCGCGCGCGTCTGCTGGTCCTGCCCGACAGGCTGGCGCCGCTCGTCCACGAGGAGACGACCATTGCCGGCACGCGCGCGCAGATCCGCGACGCGATCACCGAAGCGCTCGCGGAACTCGCCAGCCTCCCGGCCATCGCCGTTGGTGCTGAAGGGGCCGGCGCGGCTGGCGCAGGCGACGCGCAAGGCGCTGACGATCCTGGCGCCGCCGCCGACCCTGACGATCAGTGAGTGGGCCGACGCCAGGCGCCGCCTGAGTTCCGAAGCCAGCGCCGAGCCCGGCCGCTGGCGCACCGAGCGGGCCATCTACCAGCGCGGCATCATGGACGCGATCTCCGATCCGGCGGTCGAAAGCGTCGTCGTGATGTCGTCGAGCCAGACCGGCAAGACGGAGGTGCTGCTCAACACCGTTGCATTCCACATCGACCAGGACCCGGCGCCGGTGATGGTGGTGATGCCGACGGAACGCGATGCGGAGACCTGGTCGAAGGACCGTTTCTCGCCGATGGCGCGCGATACGCCCTGTCTGCATGGGCGCATCTCGGATCCGAAGTCGCGGGACGGGTCGAACAAGATCCTGCACAAGAAGTTTCCCGGCGGGCATCTGACCATCGTCGGCGCCAATGCACCCTCGGGCCTGGCCAGCCGGCCGATCCGCATCCTCCTGTGCGACGAGGTCGACCGCTATCCGTTCAGCGCCGGCGCCGAGGGCGATCCGGTCAATCTGGCGAAGAAGCGCACGGTCACCTTCTGGAACCGCAAGATCGTCCTGGTCTCGACGCCGACCATCCGTGGCGCGAGCCGGATCGAGACGGCGTTCACCGAAAGCGACAGGCGCCGCTTCTTCGCGCCGTGCCCGGAATGCGGCGAGCATCAGACGCTGGTCTGGGAGCAGGTTCGCTGGGACCGCGACGCGGACGGCGCCCACCGGCCGGAGACCGCGCGATACCAATGCCGCCATTGCGGCGTGCATTGGAGCGACGCCGAACGCTGGGCCGCCGTGCGCCGGGGCGAATGGCGGGCTGAGGCCCCGTTCGACGGCATCGCCGGCTTTCACCTGAACGAGGTCTATTCCTCCTGGGTCCGCTTGGAAGCCATGGTGCGTACCTTTCTGTCGGCGAAGGATCACGGCGACGAGGCGATGAAGACCTTCGTCAATACATCGCTGGGCGAGACATGGGTCGAGACGGGCGAAGCGCCGGACTGGCAGCGGCTCTACGATCGTAGGGAAAGCTGGCCGGCCGGCACGGTGCCGATGGGCGGCCTGTTTCTCACCGCCGGCGCCGACGTCCAGAAGGATCGCATCGAGGTCGATGTCTGGGCATGGGGTCGCGGGCTGGAGAGCTGGCTCATCGACCACATCGTCATTGAGGGCGGCCCCGAACACGCCGCCGCATGGTCCGCGTTGGACGGTCTCTTGAGCCGCAACTGGCCGCACGCCTCTGGGGTGGCGATGGGCCTGTCGCGCCTCGCGATCGACACCGGCTTCGAGGCGCCGTCGGTCTACGGCTGGGCACGGCGCGCCGGCTTCGCGCAGGTGGCGCCAGTCAAGGGTGTCGAGGGTTTCAATCGGGCGAGCCCGGTCTCCGGCCCGACCTATGTCGATGCGACCGCCGGCGGCAAGCGATTGCGGCGCGGCGCGCGGCTGTGGTCGGTCGCGGTCTCGACCTTCAAGGCCGAGACCTATCGCTACCTCCGGCTCGAACGGCCGACCGACGAGGAGCGTGCCGGAGGCGCCAGCTTTCCCGCAGGGACCATCCACCTGCCGGCTTGGGCCGACAGCGAGTGGTGCAAGCAGTTCGTCGCCGAACAGCTGGTGACGGTGAAGACCAGGCGCGGGTTTCAGCGGCTCGAATGGCAGAAGCTCCGCGAACGCAACGAGGCGCTGGATTGCCGGGTCTATGCCCGTGCCGCCGCCTGGATCGCCGGTGCCGACCGCTGGGGCGAGCAGAAATGGCGCGATCTCGAACGCCAGGTCGGCTCGCTCGATCCGAGCAACACAGTGGGGCCAGAGACCACGGCCTCTGACCCCGGCACGCCAGAGATCGCCTCCGCGGGTCTGGTGCGACGAGCGCCTGCCCGGCGCGGCCGACGGGTGTTCACGCCCAGCTATCTGAGTTGAGACCGAGACCATGACGCTTGAGGACATGATCGCGCGCCGCGATGCGCTGCTCGCCGCCCGATGGCGCGGCGTGCGCACCGTCGAGGTCGAGGGGCGCCGCATCACCTATGCGAGCGATGCCGAAATGGCGGTCGCCCTCGGCGACCTCGAACGGCGGATCGCCGAGGAGCAAACCGGCGCGCGCCGTCGCATCGTTCGCACGACGGCAAGCAAGGGGCTCTGACTCGTGCTGGAATCGATCACACGGTGGCGCCGCCGCATCGGCGCTCTGGTGGGCGGCTTCGAGGCGGGCCAGGCAAGCCGCAGGCTGCGGCACTTCCAGCCGAGCCGGGCGCATCTCAACACGCTGATCGCGGCCGCCGGCGCCGACATCACCGCGCGCGCCCGATGGCTGGTCCGCAACAACGGCTATGCGGCGAACGCCATCGAGAGCTGGGCCGGCAATGTGGTGGGCGACGGCATCAAACCGTCGTCCCTGATCGCCGATGCCGAACTCAAGGCGCGCGTGCAGCGCCTCTGGCTCGACTGGACCGACGACAGCGACGCCGAGGGGTTCACCGATTTCTATGGCCAGCAGCGGCGCGCCGCGCGCGAGGTATTCATCGCCGGTGAAGTGTTCTTCCGCTTCCGTCCGCGCCGGCCCGATGACGGGCTCATGGTGCCGCTGCAGCTGCAGATGATCCCCTCCGAGATGCTGCCGCTCAGCCGCAACGAGCAGCTTCCCGGCGGTAATGTCGTCCGTCAGGGGATTGAGTTCGACCGGATCGGCAGGCGCGTCGCCTACCACTTCCTGCGCCGCCATCCGGGTGACGTGACCGATCCAGGGCTCGCCGGCGAGATCGTGCGGGTGTCGGCGGCCGAGGTCATCCACGTCATCGATCCGGTCGATGCTGGGCAGTTGCGCGGGATTTCCCGCTTTGCGCCGGGCATCGTGAAGCTGTTCCTGCTCGATCAGTACGACGACGCCGAGCTCGACCGGAAGAAGGTCGCGGCCATGCATGCGCTCTTCATCACCACGCCGGCGCCGGCGGAGCCCTTCGACATCGCCGAGAGCGACGAAGGCGGCGAGCGGACGATGGATCTGCAGCCCGGCCAGATCGTGATGCTGGAGCCGGGCGAGGAAGTGCAGACCTCGGCGCCTGCCGATGTCGGCCAGACCTACGAGCCGTTCCAGTACCGCACGTTGCTGCAGGTCTCGGCGGCGCTCGGCATCCCGTATGCGTATCTGTCGAATGACATGCTGAAGGCAAACTACTCGAACTCGCGGCTCGCGCTCCTCGAGTTCCGCCGCCGCATCGAGGCCTACCAGCACTCGGTCATGGTCTGGCAAATCTGTCGGCGGGTCTGGGCGCGATGGCTCGATATGGCGGTCATGGCGGGCGCGATTGCCTTGCCCGATTACGAACAGCAGAGGCGCGTTTATCTCGGCTGTTCCTGGCTGCCGCCCAAATGGGACTGGGTCGATCCGCTGAAGGACGCGCGCGCCGAGATCGAACAGATCGAGGCGGGGCTGAAGAGCCGGACACAGGCGCTCGCCGAGCGCGGCTATGACGCCGATCAGGTCGATGCCGAGATTGCTGCGGACCGTGCGCGAGAGCGCCAGCTTGGCCTCTCCTTCGGCAGCGCCTCATCCGACCCGAGGCTGCTGACCGATGCTCAAGAGGCAGCACCAGCGGACAACCAGGCGAACGTCGCCGCCGACTGAGGTTTCCATGACGCGATTGAATCCGCTGCTCACCCGGCTCGGCGGTCGGCCCTTGGCGATCGCCCCGCGAGCGCTCGACGGCCTGCTCGCCGCCGGCCCAATGCTCGATACACGCCAGGCCATGCTTCCGGCCCGCGATGCGCCGCAGGTGGCGAGCCATTCCGTTACCGGTCCCGGCATCGCCGTGGTGCCGATCCTCGGGCCATTGGTGACGCGTGGCGACTGGCTCACCGGTTTTCTGGGCGCCAGCGACTATGGCGAGATCGCTTTTGCCGTGGAGGCCGCGCTGGCCGATCCAGCTGCGCGGGCCGTGTTGCTGGAGCTGGACTCGCCAGGCGGTGAGGTCGGCGGTCTCTTCGATCTGGTCGATCGCCTCGTGTCCTTGCGCGAAGCCGCGCAGAAGCCACTCTGGGCTGTCGCGAGCGAAAGCGCGCTGTCGGCTGCCTTTGCCATCGCCAGCGTGGCGGACCGCCTTTACGTCACCCGGACGGCGGAGGTCGGATCCATCGGCGTCGTGGCCATCCATGTCGACGAGAGCATCGCCGACGTCATGGCCGGCCTCAAATGGACGCTCGTTCACGCGGGCGATCGCAAGATCGAGGGCAATGCCCACGAGCCGCTTTCGGATACGGCGTTGTCGGCGATCCAGGCGGATGTCGACGCGCTCCATGCCGACCTCGTCACCCTGGTGGCGCGCAACCGGAACATGAGCCCCGGCGCTGTCCACGCGACGCAGGCCGCGATCTATCGGGGCCAGCGGGGCATCGACGCCGGCCTTGCCGACCAAGTCGGCACCGTCGGCCACGCACTTGCCGATCTCACCCGGATGCTCGACCCGCCACGCCTGATCAGGGGTGCTTCGCAGAGCGCCCGCAGTCGTCAACCTCCAAGGAGAAAGACCGAAATGACCATCGACCCCAATGCCGGTGCGGCGATCGATGGCGACGCCGTCATCGAGACGAACGCGCCCGAACCGGAAACCCCCGATACGCCGCAGCCCGCACCGCCGGTCGCGGCGCCGGCGACCACCGACGTACCCACCACCGACCACACCGCGGAACGGTTGCGCGCCGAATATGCGGAGATCGCCGCCATTGCCGCCCAGGGTGCCCGACTGGGCGTCGCCATCGACGCCGCCGACGCCATGGCCAAGGGGATTGCGCCGCATGCGCTGCGAAGCTCCATCCTCGACGCCCTCGCGGCACGCGCCGAGGCGAGCTCTGTGGTCGCCGTGGCGCCGTCACCGGCCGGCTCGCCGGCATCGAACGGCGGCGAAAGCCCCATCGTGCGTCGTGCGCGTGAGCGCGCCTCGGCCAACCGCAGCTGAGGAAAGGAAGGATCATCATGACCGTTCTCACCATGTCGCCGACCCTTGGCGACCTGCTCAAATACGAGCTCAATGCGAGCTACTGCCGCGAGGCTGTGACCCTCAAGGCTGGCACGAACTACGCGCTCGGATCCGTCCTCGGCCGGATCACCGCCTCGGGCAAGTACCGCCTGTCGCCGGACGCCGAGGTCGTCGGAGACGAGGGTGCGGAGGTCGCAACGGCCGTCCTGATCGAGGCGGTCGACGCGACGACCGGCGATAGGACCGGCCTCATGGTTGCCCGCGGCCCGGCGATCGTCTCCAAGGCGGCGCTCGTCTTCGACGCCTCCGTCGATGACGCGGCCAAGACGACCGTCAAGCACACCGAGCTGAGCTCTGCCGGTATCGTGCCGCGCGACACCGCCTGATCCGCGCTCGTCAGATCCAATCCGTCACCGGCTCCGAGGCGTCCGCCTTCGGGGTCTTTTTCATGCCCGTCGCATCCCAAGGAGACCCGACATCATGGTCGCCATGATCAACCCGTTCGACGCGGGCGGCTACTCGCTCGCCGAGATGACCCAGGCCATCAACATCCTGCCCAACGTCTACACCCGGCTCGGGCAGATGGGCCTGTTCCGCTTCGAGGGCGTCACACAGCGCTCCGTCGTCATCGAGCAGGCGGAAGGCGTGCTGAACCTCCTGCCGACCGTGCCGCTCGGCGGTCCCGCCACCGTCGCCAACCGCGACACGCGCTCGATGCGTTCCTTCACGGTGCCGTGGATTCCCCACGACGACGTGATCACGCCCCAGGACATCCAGGGCGTGCGCGGTTTCGGCGTCGCCGACGCGGCCGACCCGCTCGCCACCGTCATGGAGCTCAAGCTCACTCGCATGCGGGTCAAGCACGCCCAGACCCGCGAGTACATGGAGGTCAATGCGTTGCGCGGCATCGTCAAGGACGGCGCCGGCACCACGCTCTACAACTACTTCACCGAGTTCGGGCT